ATTGTATTGTTATATATAGTATGTATTATATAGGTATATATGTTATACCAATGCATTGGTCACTTGATGGGTATAGTAAAGGTGAGAACGATTATCGATTGATAGCCTTGCATTTTTGGTTAACCGTTTTTGTATTTTGGGTTAACGTATTTTTTTATTGGAATGTATGAATAATTGAATATGTTTTTATATGAATATGTATTCATATTTTGGGGATTTTTGGGTGAAATAATTTCCTTCATTTTTACACGCCAAAAAAATTTTTTCCTTCATTGACTAACCATTCGATTATTATTCTCACCTTCATTCAATTAAGCTTCTCTTATGAAATTGATAATCATTTTCAGTTGTAATTTTTTTTCTTTATATATCAAATATTTTTTTATTCAAATATTTTGATTATCAAAGTATTTAGTGTCCGATAATACTATTATTATAGGTCATTAGTGGGGGGGGATGTTTCATAATACTTGATAATGATAATCATTCTGCGGTCCCTAGCTACTACATTCAAACACCATTTTTTTTCTCAAACCCCATTTTTCCCAAACCCCATTATCTCCAATAAATCCTCCCACCTCCACAACACACCAAATATCCCTTTTTCAACCCTTCATATCTCATTAAAAACAATTAATTGTATTAAACGAAAGAATAACAACATTAATTATATATAGTTCCCAAATATAGGTAAATACAATAAAACAACCTTTTACATATACATAACATTGTATACAATAAAAGATTAAAGTCTCAATAAACACAACAAAAATAATATTAAAGGTAGGGGAGGGGTGGTTTGCATACTTTTTCTAAAGTTGAATAATAATAACCTTCTGTGTGCCATTTTAAGAAGATAAAATCAATAAGTTAAGTATTTGTATTAATAGTATTTTTTAAGTATATTAAAGAAGAAATATAAAAGGGCAAAAAAAAAGAGGAAAACATTTTCAGTTTCCTCTGGAAGGTTTACCAATTATCTTGACCACATCTAATATAACAGTAATGTGAATTATCACACATATATATTCTTTCTTTTTTATTACGAGACTTATATCTCCATGGCTTACCACATTGTGGGCATATACCATTGTTCCATTTTCTTTTCTCAAGTTTACTAAATATGAAACATAATACTATAAAAAAAATTATCCAAACCATAATTACTTGAGATATTATATCTGCTAGTGTCATTATTCTTTCTCCTAATAATTTTTATAATTTATAAACTAATCATCTATATCAATTTCATATCTATACATAGCATCGTATAATTTACTTGGAATTTTATCTTTGTAGTAATCGGCAACTTCTTTGATGTATTGTTCTTTGAATTGTTTATATACTTTAAATGCTTCTTCTGGGGTTTCATATAATCCTAAATTTTTTCTCTCTCTTTTATTTTTTTTAAAATTATAAAACAAATATTGTGCTTGAAATTTTCCAGCATATTTGTTATAATACACGCCAATAGGATATTCACCTCTATTTTTATCACTTTTAATAAATAAAGTATTTATTCTTTCTGGAACAAACATACAATTATCTGATGAATATATCTTATTGCCTTTGTTTAAAATATCCTTATCCAAATGCATTCTTCGTCCTTCAACTTCATAGAAATTATCATCATACCACTTAGCAAAATTTTGGAAATTTAACCATTCCTCAGCAACTTCACAGTCTTCATATGTTGGATATTTTTTATGACATTTTTCATTATAACATCTATCTAACATATGAAGCCAAGTACTATAAGATTTAGTTAATTTTCCATTTTCAATCGCCTTATATTTTCCTTCACTTAAATAGCCTATACCATGATACCTCTTTTCATATGGACATTTAATTTTCCCATTTTTAAATTGACAATATGCCACACCTTTGGCAGTCCAATTATATTTTGGGAAATATACATCCATATCTTTATTCATTCTATATCCAACTATTACCATTTCACTTCCAAAGTTGTTTGTATTTATTTCTCCGGTTCTATCTATTGTTTTTCTACTCATATAACCACTCCTTTATATTATTGAATACTTTATACTTCTAGTACAATTGTTATTTTCAATATATTCTTTTTTTATTAAATGACTCTCTTCTAAGAAGTTAGTTATCTTTGTTATCTTGTTTAAATTTGTGGTGCTACTCGATGCCAACCCGATATTATCACATATGTAGCTTCTAGTAACTATCTTACTTTCATTCTTGCATATCATCTTTAACAACATATAAGTCTTTATAGTTGCAGAATCTTTATTCCTTAAAAGTATTTTAATAATGTTGTCATCTATTAATATATATCCTTTACTGTTTTTATTGCCATAAGAAACAGTATATGTATTTTCTTTTTTTATTTTTTTTATCTTAATTAAATCTTTATGTTTGGCTGACATTTTCATTAAAGATTTATATGTGGTTGTCCACGATTTATGACTTATTCTCTCTATATCTTCCTTTTCATTTCTTATAGTTCTACTATCTATTGATATATTCTTTTTCTTTAAATTATTCGTTCCAAAACAAGACGCTACCATTAAAGCATGATAGTCACAATTTTTATCTTTAAGAAATTCTTTTTCAATTATTACTGGTATTTTTTTCATGATATAATCCCTTTCTTTTAATCTTCTCTTATGTTGACTATTTCAAAACAAAACATAAGATTAGAAACCTCATTATTTAATATTTTAAGAATGTTTCCGTCTGGAATTTTACATTCATAGCTTTGTACTTTGTGTAGCTGATCTCCTTTTTCTGAAATAAGATGATAGTCTATTTTTATTAAAAAAGTATAATCACCCACACAAAGACGAAGCAGTTTTAAAAGTCTTTCATATTGTCTATTTGTTAATACTTCATTGTCTATCTTTAAATAAAGTTTTTTACCTTTTTTTATAACATCATATCCGTTTATATTTCCAAAATTAATTCCGTCAATTATCATACTAAAGCTTTTGCAAGTGTAATATATATTTTCCAAGATACGTATTCCTTTCTTAATATTTATCAAATAAATCTTTTACATCTTCTTTAGACACATTTTCATAAGAAACATATTTAAGTTCTGTATCTTCTGATTTCTCTAATGCTTCAATCAGTCTCTTTATTTTATCCTTATCGTCTATAAATTCAATGCCGTTGCCATTTAAAATATGTAAGCCGTCTAAATTATCTTCTTCATAATCTCCGTTGTCTATGGTTTCTATCTTTAAAACTATGTATTTATCATTGTCATAAAATGCATACAAAGAACTATTCTTTTTAATCATATTGTCTATGTTTGTCTTTAATATGTCATTTTGTTGCAATTCTTTGTATAAATCATCATACCCTTGTATATAAAGTACTTTCATAATTACACCTCATTAGATTGCTCTACTAGCATTACTTTATGTTCCTCACCGTTCCATTTTACTGTCTCTAATTTTTCATACCAAGCATCTGTTATATTTGCTTTTCTTAGCTCTCCACTGCCGTCATCAAATTTAAGATTTTCTAAAAGATAATTCATAAACTCACCTGCTGTTTCATCTGTCTCTGCCTTAAAGAAGTCTGCATATTTTGTTTTATCCTGTTCGCTTGTTACTATAACATAATGATATAAATATTTTTCCATTTAATCCTCCCAGTTAACTTTTATTTTAAACTCATTTGGTTGTAAATTTTCATCTACTCTTACAGGTATACCTTCAAATGTCTTTATATAACCATTTACAACTTTATTATAATCTTCAATATCATCTAAATTTAAATCGTCTGCAAAGAAGTTTTTATTATCTTCTTTACTTATAAATATTTCTATAGAAGTCCCAAGACTACTGTGTGTTTTTAAAATATCCTCAGCGTCTACTAAAGCTCTAAAAATATTAACCATTTTATTCATTCTCTTTTTCTCCTTTTGGTATTACATGATATTCATCAAATAAGAAATCAATTAAACAACCTATATATGTCTCTAAAGGACATATTCTACTACATTTTTTATTTTCACAATATGTGGCAAATCTTTTATTAAACACTTCTTCAGTTGTAAAATTCTTAATCTCTTTAATGTTTATTTTATCCCCATCTTGTTCAAATGTACATAAAACTTTTTCATTCATTTGCATCACCTATCTTAAATAATTATTTATAGACTCACATGAATCGCAAGTCACTGTAGCCGCATATATATCTTTATCAAAAAGTCTTTTTAATACACATTCTAAATCATCTATAAGTAATTTATCAAAATTACTTAATCCTCTAAGTTTTTCTTTAGAATTAATTGAACTAAAAGAAATTGGATCAGGAATATCTAATTTCATTTCTTTAGCTGTATTTTTAATCATTTTTCTTTGTGCTTCGCTACAACAAATTATAGGATATTTAAGTTCAGCAGATTTTTTAATAAGATATATTGTTTTCCCTCTACCTCTATTCATTTGTATTATTTCCATTACATCTACTCCTTTTTATAAATTCTACATCGTAAACTTCCCAACCCAATAACACATCAAGAAAATACATTAATAGGGATTGACTTGGCTCTATATAATGGTCAAATCTATAAGTAACTTTAGTCTTCTCTAACCATATAAGTTTACCATTTACTACTCTAGGTAAAATATTATTACGAGTACGAATTTTGATATCCCCTCTCTGGGGAGTGTTCATTTTAAATTTCATGCATTAATTCCTTTCTTAAATCTTTTATTATTCTACATTCTTTCATAGCTAATGTACTTCTCTTTATTCCTAAAGAATCTGCTAACTGTTGTTGTGTACATCTTTCGTATCCATTTAGTCCATATCTTCTTTCTATAAGAAGTTTATTGTCTTCTGATAGCGTATTTAATATTTTATTAACCAATTCTTTGGTTTCGCTTATTCTTATATTTTTATCAAAATCAACTTCTTCTTTAAGAAAGCCTTCAAAAGAATTGTCGTTTTCTTCGTTCTTTGAAATTTCTGCATTAAAAGAAACCGTTTTTATATTTCTTTTTTCTCTGTTAAAAGCATTAATTAATTCATTTTCTATACTTCTGTAGAAATAAGAGATTGGTTTTTTATCTTTAGAAATCGGAATCTTATTTATCCCTTCCATAAGTCCCAACATTCCTGTCGCCATTAAATCCTCTTTAGAATAGTTGTTTATATAAAAATTACTAGATATACTTGCCACTAGGGGAGTGAAATTGGCAACTATAGTCTCATAATCTTTATTTATTAAACAAGCATCTATTTCTTTCTTGGATAAATATTTTCTCAACGAACCACCTCTCTTTAAAGTTCTTATATTATAATTATAACCATTTTTAGATTTTTTATTCATTTTTTTGTAATATTTAGCTAATAATGTCAAAATTTTTTTAACTCCATTAAACACTATTTATTCAAGCCCAAAGTCAAATAAAGACCCCTGTTTTTGACTTTTCAAAATTCCAAATAAAGACCTCTTAGAAGAGAAAATAAAGACCCCTAGAAGAGAAAATACTGGTTCAGTAATGTATATATATTATATATTTAATATTAAATAATAATATATAAATATATTATTATTTTTGCGAAGCTATCGCTCCGGTATATCTTTTTCTTGGTATTTTTTCTTTTAATTTAACCCTTATAGTTTAAACGAGATTAATTCTTAACTTGTCGCATAGCATACGCAAACACTATTTTTAAAATCTTTATTTTTTTTCTTTTTTTTTGAATAAAGAGTAAAATCCATGGTATATTAAGAGTATAAGAACAACTGAAAGAATCAATTATTTAATATCTTAGAGTGTCTTCTTATAGAGCAAACAGTGTCAATTATTTTTCCGTTATATTTGGTACATAGACGAAAATAAAAAAATATTTTTAAAAAAAAGTGAATATATTTTTTAAAACTGGATATAATATTATTAGGGAGTAAAAAAAACTTAATATCTGAGTTGACAACATTCTGATAATTACAATCAGAAAGTAGGAAAGATATTGTTAGCAAATTACACGTTTAAAGGGAAGATAGATGGCAAGTCTATTAAAGACTATCAAAACAAAATAGATTTAAGTGTTAAAACAAGCCAAGAGATAATCGACCAAGTGAATAAAATTTTAAATATAGAAGAGATTAATGGGGTTCAGTTTAATGGTGATTTATTTTGGCAAGTTATTTGGGACGAAGGAGTTTGTAAAACAGATATAAATACAAACGAATTATGTTGGAGTAATACAGAAGTATGCAAAACACTAGAGATATTAGCATCGTACATACTTATGAAAGACGATAAAGAAAAAAGAAAAGAATGTAAAATGTATGATGATTACAAATTAACAAAAAGAGCAGAAAAAGATAGGGAAAAGGTTTGTCAGATTGGAGTTAACGAAGATGATGAGGTTGTAGTTCTTAAAGATGTAAAAAATTATAAAAAATACAAGAAAACTACTGTTAATAAATCTGACATTAAAGAATATTCCGAACTTAAATGTTATGATGACTATAAGGAATATATGAAAACCTTATTTCATGGCGAAAACGCCAAAGAGAATAGACTTGAATTGATAGAAAGACTAAAGAATAAGGGTTATGACATTTCTAATGGTAAACTTTATAAATTTGTTAAAACAACGCTTCCAAGTATATCAGAAGATATGTTAAGTGTTAAGTTAAGTAAAACACAACCAATTAAATGGAAACAACCACTTAGAGACAGTCATCAATCATTTAATTTTGAAATGTTGGATATGTTTGACCCTCAACAAGTTAAATATGCTTTAGTAACTGATAAAAATTTAGAGTTTTCTACTAGAAATGAGTTTTGTATAACTCTTGACGAAATTATTAAAAAAACACACCTTACTAAAAATCAAAAGATAATATTAAGCAAGTGGAGAAAAGATTGGCAAGTAGTTAAAATAGCAGAATATATGCAAGTAGATGTTGCTTATGTATCTAGGGAAATTGACACAATAGCTAAAAAAATAAGTAATGCCTACATAGACGAATATGAAGAACAATATTATTATATGAATTTAGTTAAGGGAACTTATAAGAAATGCTCTTGTTGTGGAGAGAATAAGTTGGTAAAGCATTTTAATAAACATTCTGTAAAGAATGGAGAAATAATATATATGAGTATTTGCTCGGATTGTAGAAAAAAACACCGAGAAAAAAAAGAAAGGAAGAGGAAAAGATGAAAAAGAAAGATTTAATAAAAAGAGTAGCAGATAAATGTGATTATTCTCAAAGACAAGTAGAAGAAATGTATGACGTTCTTAAAGATGTTGTAGAGGACGCTATAGCAGATGGTGAAGAATTTAAATTATTAGGCTTTATAAAAATAGGAACTAAAAAATTAAGTCCTAGAAAAGGTAAAATGACTAATAGATTTGGCGAAGTTGTAGAATGGGAAAGAACAGAAGAAATTACTGTTCCAACTGTAGGATTAACTAAATATATAACTAAACGTTTTAAAGAGTAACATAGAACTTTAAAAAGTGGATAATATGAGCTTATAGACACACACAGCTAATTTTACATATAACAAGCTACTTTTGGTAAGAGTTAAGTTACTTGTGTCTAGTAATTTTTCATATTATCCTCCAATTTTATTATACTTAGGCGATTACCGCAATTATTTTATAAAGGAAATTAAAAACAAATTTTTATAACTAGATTAATACATCGCCTAGCGAATATGGATATATAGTTTAATAGGCAAAATACTTACCGGAAAAGAGTTATAGGTTCGAGTCCTATTATATCCTCATGATATAACCCCTTTCAATTATATTATTATACTTAAAGACACATACAGCAATTTTAAATACTTTATTTTACAAGAAAAATAAAACAATTTATATTAACTTAAATAGAATTTTCATAAATACCTCCTTTGATTTAATGATATATAAGAATGTGTCTTGTAATACCTCCTATAGGACTACTGAACGGGAAGTAGTCCTAATATGACAAGGTGGAGTAATGGGAACTCGTTAGATTAATTCTAAAGATGTAGGTTCAAATCCTTCCCTTGTGAATATTTAACATTTTACCTTCTTTCTGCCCCTCTTTTGAGGGGTTTGCATGGAGAGGTGTCCGAGTGGCTTATGGTTCATCTTTGCTAAAGATGCGATGTCGTAAAAAGCATCCGTGGGTTCGAATCCCACTCTCTCCTTTAATTTATAAAAGATATTAACAGCATAATTAAAACAGTATCTTGAGAGGTGATAATATGAATAAAACGTTACTTAAAGAATTAAAAAAAGCAACTAATTATACATGTACAGAAAATGGTGGTTTAACACATAAAAGCACTTTAAATAAATGTTATGATTTATTTGCTTTTGGTGGAGCGTCAAGAGGGAAAAGCGAAGAAGACATATTAGATATGTTTTATGATGCTTTAAGAGAAAACAAACTGTTAGCAATGAAATTATTGTTTTACATTAGAGATGTAAGAGGTGGGTTAGGAGAGAGAAGAACTTTTAGAATTATTCTTAAATCTTTAGCGAATTCTCACCCTTATTTAATTGAAAAAAATATAGATTTAATCTCCTTTTATGGTAGATATGATGATTTATTAGTATTGTTTGATACTAAGTGTGAAGATAAGATGATTGACTTAATAGCTAAAACATTAATAGATGATTGTAGAACTAATCAGCCAACATTATTAGCTAAATGGTTACCTAGTGAAAATGCTAGTTCTAGTGATTCTAGGAGACTTGCTAGAAAGTTAGCTAAAAAGCTTTCTCTTACTAATAGAGAGTATCGAAAGACATTATCTAGTATTAGAAATAAAATAAAAATTGTTGAAAATCTATTAAGCGAAAAAAAATATAATGAAATAGAATTTGATAAATTACCTAGTAAAGCAGGATTAAAATATAGAGATGCCTTTTTAAGACATGAGGAACTATGTACTAGATATGTAGAGTTTATTGATAATAAAAATAGCAAAATAAATGCTAAAACTTTATATCCATATGACATAGTGAGAAATGTTTGGAAATGTGGTTATTTCTATGATAGTTCTAAAAGAAGAGTTCTTGATAAATATTGGAAAGCTTTACCTGATTATTTTGAAGGTAAGCCTTGTAGTATATTGCCAGTAGTAGATAATTCAGGGTCAATGACTTGGAATGAAAATGGTGGTGTAATTCCAATAGATGTAGCAGTTTCTTTAGGAATATATTGTGCAGAGAGAAATGTTGGAGACTTTCATAATCACTATATTAGCTTTAGTAGGACTCCTAAATTAGTGGAAATAAAAGGTAACGATATAGTTGGAAAGGCTTATAGTGCAGTAAAAAATATTCTTTATGAGGAAACTAATATAGAAGCGGTATTTGATTTAATATTGAATACTTTAAAGAAAAATAATTTATCAGAAGAATACTTGCCTAAACATATTGTTATAATTTCTGATATGGAATTTGATGAAGGAACTAACTGCAATGATAGTGAAACATTAATGGAACGTATTAGAAAACAATGGAAAAAAGAAGGATATACAATGCCAAGCTTAGTTTATTGGAATGTATGTTCTAGAAGAAATAATATATCAGATTTAGGTGCAGATAATATTACTTATGTAAGTGGTTGCACTCCAATGATATTTAAGAGTGTTATGAGTGGTAAAAATGGTATGGATTTAATGTTAGATATATTAAATAGTGATAGATATTCAAGTATAAGAGTATAGAAAGGAGATATAATATGAAAAAAGTGTTACAATTAGATTTTAAAAATGCAAGTATAGAGGAAGGCTCAAATGGAAAACAGGTTGTTGAATACGATAAAGAATTGTTACCTTTGTATACAAGAAGTTTAGATAAAGTGTTGGAAGATATAGAAGAAGAACAAGAGTTGCAACTTAAATTAAATATAAAACTTCCTCTTTCTCAATTTAGATTGCTCACTGATTTCCTAGTAGATTGTTCAGATTTAAACTTATTCGATTTGCAAATAAAATCAGTAGAACAAGATGACTAATATGGAAAAGTATAATACGAAACAAAAAGAACAGATGATTAAATTGTCCCTACAAAAATTAAGTGGGGACGATGAAGTAGATTGGGAAGATATAATAGATAGTCTAGGAATAAGTTTACATAAAGATACTTTAAGACGATGGGCAAGAGGAATGCAGATTTATGATGAATATCTTAAAGAAACAAAACACAAGTCTGTAAGAGACGATTCAGAAAAAACGATAAAAAAAATATTAGAATTAAAACAACAAAGAATTTTATTATCTGATGAAAAGAGATATGTAAATGAGAGACTTAGAGAACTAACAAGAGTAGAAGATTTCTATAAGAAATTAGAAGATAAAATATCAAGCAGCGACCCTGTTCAATTAAGGGAGATTGAGTTTAGCGATAAATCGAATGAAGCAGTATTAATGTTGTCTGATTGGCATTATGGAATAGAAGTTGACAACAAAGTTAATAAATTTAATTCAGAGATAGCAAACAGTAGAGTTTCTGAATTAGCAGGTAAAGTTATAAAACATTGTAAGATAAATGACGTAAGTAAATTAAATATATTCTGTTTAGGAGATTTAATATCTTCTGAAATTCACACCATTATTAAAATGGAAAATAGAGAAGATTTATCTACTCAAATATATGAGGTAAGTGAACTTCTTTCAAAATTTATAGAGACAGTATCGAAAGTTGTTCCAATAGAGGTTACATTTACTTTTGGAAATCATGAAAGAACGGGATTAAAAGACTTATCTAAAGATAGCGATAATTTTACAATTCTTATAGAAAAATATGTTATGCTTCTTTTAAGAGATAATGAGAATGTTATTATCAATAGTAGTGAAACAAATTCAGATATTATATATAAAAACATTATGGGAAATGACTTTGTCGGAGTTCATGGACACCAAGAAAAAAGAAAAGGTGTTGCTCCTGATTTAAGTGCAATCCTGAGTGGTAGAAATGTCGATTATGTATGCATGGGGCATTTACATTCTCAATGTAATTATATTGATAATACGTCAGAAGTTTTTATAAATGGAAGTTTATGTGGCACAGATGCCTATGCTTATGGGAAGAGATTGTTTTCTCCCCCTAGTCAAAAGTTATTGATAGTTAATGACGAAGGTGTTGAATGTATCTACAATATTAAAGTTTAGTGAGGATTACGATATGGCAAATAAGAATGAAGAATTAAGTAGAGAAATATATATAAGCGGTGAAATAAATAACGAAATGGCAGCAGAGATAATTGCTCATTTAAAAAAGATAAATGATGAAGATTTAGATGTTTATGAGAAAAATCAAACTTTAAATGAAAAAAATCAATTACCTTATAAGCCTATAAGTCTTACAATAAATTCTCCGGGAGGAAGTGTAATGGACGGGTGTGCGATAATGAACACTTTAGAATCTTGTATTGCTCCTGTTCATACTCATGGTATAGGAGAAGTGTCTAGTATGGCAGTTCATATTTATGCTTGTGGAGAAGTTAGGACAGCAGGAGATTTAGTTACATTTGGGCTACATGGAACTGGTGGCGGTACTTGTGGTTATACTAAAGAAATGATAAGTTCATTGACTCATTGGAAGAAATTAGAGAAAAAGTTAAATGATAGACTTTTAGAAGACACAAAATTAACACAAAAAGACTTAGATGCTTGTGAAACTTGTTTAACGTTTTATGATTATGACGAAGCCTTGGAAAAAGGTTTGATAAATACAGATTTGTATGATGATGAATTTCTTAAAGAAATAATAGACGGATTAAATGTGTCTGACAAAAAAGAAGAAACAAAAGTGATAAAAACAGAGACAGAGGTAAAAGAAGATTAATTCTTTTTACATAAAATGCGAGTTCATATCATTTCATTTTGATTAGAATAAAGGTTAATAGAATCCATGTTTATTGGCGAAACATGGGTTCTCTTTAGTCTTTATTTAGACTAACATATATCTCCCTTGTTAGTGGTATGGTTGCTATTCCTCGTAGCCATACCCATTAATAAGGAAATAAAATCATATATTGATAATCTATTATTATCAAACCATTTAATAGCTACCCTTCGGGGTAGTTATTTTTTTATAACAAAAGAGGTGATAAAGTGAAAAAGGAAAAATCGCAAAAATTAGCTAAGAGAGTATGCCCTTATTGTGGAGAGGAAAAATTTGTATCTAGGGATTTCTATGGTTCAGAAAGCCTTATGTATTCTAATGAAAAAAGACACCTTATCTGTAAAAACTGTATGAATATTAGATATAATTTCTTTTTAGCTAAATGTGACGGAGACGAATTACTAGCTTTAAGAAGAACTTGTGATAACTTAGATATTGTATTTGATGAAGGAATAGTTAATAGAGTTGAAGGTCAAGATGGCTCTTTGTTTTTAAATTATATGAAAACAATAAATACTAATTCTATCCTTAGAAGTTTGAGTTCATTAGATAGTCCTATGTTTAATGAAATGCACTCAAAGCCTAATATAGAGGATTTAGTTGTTAACAATGATATAGTTATGAAATGGGGAGATGGATTTACCAAAAGAGAGTATCAACAGCTAGAATATATTTATTCTGAATATATGGAAGAGTATAAACCTAAAGACTTATCAACTAAAAAGATACTTAAAGATTTAAGTATGACAGAGCTTCTTAGAGAAAGAGCTAGATTAAAAGGTGACGACAAGACGTATGATATGTATACAAAACTGCTTTCTAAAAGTAGAGCAGATGCAAATATACAACCTAATCAAAATAAAGACGAAGATGATGAAAAATATATATTTGGTATGATGATGAAGATATATGAATTAAAGAAACCAGTAGTTAAGAGACTTAAAGAATATCAAGATGTTGATTGGATTGAAAGATATATAATGAGGTTTTTATTTAAACCATTAGCAGTGGCTTTAGGATTTGGTTCAGCTAATTATTCTTTAGAAGAAGGAGATGCAGGAATACAATTAGACGAAAAAATTGAGAGAGCCATACAAGCCGTTAAAGAGGAAGAAGAAGAGGAAAAGGCGAAGAGGAAGAATGGTGATAGCTAATGGAAGAAAAGAAATATATGGAAACCGAGTATGAGGATAGAGGTAATTTAACAGGAGACTCCAAAGAAGATTTACTTATAGGAATAGGTGAATATTGGGGTTGTTTTTATTTAGCTAATCCTCATAGATTTGCTATGGATTATTTGAAGTATAAGTTACATATATTTCAACAGATATTACTGTATTTTATGATGAAAAGTGACCAGTTCGTATTTATTGCATCGAGAGGTCTGGGCAAGTCATTTCTTACCGCAGTATTCTGTACAGTTATATGTATATTAAAACCCGGAACCAAAGTTATAGTCTGTGCTAAACAAAAGAAACAAGCAGAGAAAGTACTGACCGAGAAGATACTCGGTATATTATATCCCCAATCATATGCTTTAAGGAAAGAAATAGATTACAAAGGAATTAAGTGCAACTCTAATCAGGTATTGATACCATTTAAAAACGGTTCTTCTATAGAAGTGCTTGCCAGTTCAGAGAACTCAAGGGGTGCAAGATGTAATGTTTTGGTAATGGACGAGTTCCGTATGATAAATGAAACAATAGTTAGAAGTGTTTTATCTCCATTTGGGGCAGTCCCAAGACAAGCCGGATATTTAACTAATCCTAGATATTCTTTTTATCGTGAAGAAAACAAAGAGCTATATCTAAGTTCCGCATGGTATGACAAAATGTCGTAAAATACGACAAAATGAATGCCTAGTCATAAGTAAATATATGGGTGCTTATGACTGTAATCGAGCAATATCGGTGAAGGCTAAGTTAAGAGGTGATAATATGTATACTATAGAAAAAGTAAAAGAATACATAGAGTCTAATTCAAATTGTAAATTATTATCAAAAGAATACATTAATTGTAGCACAAAATTAAAAATTCAATGTGAATGTGGAGAAATATATTTTCAACCATTTTCTCATATAAAACAACAAAAGAAAATACAATGTCCAAAATGTAGTAAGAAGGCAAATGACAGAAAGATGTTTTCTTCAAAAGAAGATGTTTTAAAAAGAATTAAAGATATAATTAAAAACGATTATTCTTTAATTGAGTTTAATTATATAGGTATAAAAAATACAAAAATAAAATTAAAATGTAATAAATGTGATTTTATATTTGAAAGAAATTTAAAAGTCTTTTTAAGAAGAGGGGCAACTTGTCCTCATTGTGAATCTGCTAATAAAACTTGGACTAAGAAAGATGTTCAAAACTTAATAAATAAATATTCTAATGAATTTAATGTTATTGAATATAAGAATCAAAGAGAAATACTTGTAGAGCATAATGTGTGCGGTTATAGATTTAATAAATTTTTACATAATATAACCCAGAATAACGTAATAAAATGTCCTAAATGTGATTTAAATAAAAGTATGGGAGAAGAAAAAATAAAAACATGGTTGGATAATAATTCTATAAGATATGAAAGGCAAAAAAGATTTAAAAACTGTAAAAATATTAAATCTCTTCCTTTTGATTTTTATTTGCCTGAAAGGGATATTTTAATTGAATTCGATGGAATACAACATTATGAAGTTGTTGAACATTTTGGAGGGAAAGAAAAATTTAAAATAAGAAAAGAAAATGATAATATTAAAAATAAATTTTGTATTGATAATAATATTGATTTGATTAGAATAAAATATTCAGATATAAATAATATAGAAAAAATATTGACTAAACTTTTAATAAGTTAATACCGAGATAATTAATGAGATTAAAAAATCATTAGCATCGTAGAGCGTAAAGGTTGAACCTGTTTGTAGGATAATTACCTACCACAGAATATAAGACCTTCAAGAGTGTTCGATACTCACCATATAAATTTAAGAGAGTAAAAATGTACGCCAATCTGGGTATGAATTGACATACCGATGAAAATGAGGGAAACCTCCAGAGTGTGAGATAAAAAGCTCACAGATAATAACAAATGATTCAGACCATTGGAGTTACTCTAAGTGGAAAACAACAGTTAAAGATATGCTCACTAAATTTGATTCCTTTGCTTGTAATATTCCTTTTACCTGTTCTTTAGAGCATGGATTAAATACTAAAAAGAAAATGGAAAGAGAAATGGATGCAGAAGGTATGAACTATGCATCTTTTTTAATGGAATACTGTGCAGTGTTCTTCAATGAAGCAGATGACGCTTTCTTTAAATCTTCTATTATAAATCCTTGTAGAGATACACTCGATGTATTTTATCCTCCTACAGCGGAAGAATGGATAGCAGAGAGAAAAAAGAAGAAATCCGAACAATCATGGTATATGCCTAGAGTTAACGGTGAGATAAGAATTATGGCTTGTGATATCGCCTTAGCTAAAGGTGTGGCAAACGATAACTCCAGTTTCTTATTAATGAGAATGATACCTGATAGAGGTAAGTTTAAACGCCATGTTGTATATATGGAAGCACACAATGGTATGGCAGCTAAACAACAGGCTATAAGAATAAAACAATTATTCTATGATTTCGGGGCAGATAAACTTATTATAGATACAACTGGTGTTGGAGAAGCAGTTTGGGAATTTGTCAGAGAAAGTAACTATGATGAAGAGAGGGGAGTCAGATATGATGGATTTACTTGTTTTAATGAAGATAATAGAGTCGATGATTTATCTAAAAGAACTGGCTTGCCTTTTGTTTATTCAATGCAACCTAACAGCGAAGTTAACAGTAGAATAGCAGTAAGTGTAAGAAAATTATTAGCAGATAAAGATTTAATACTTCCTATGAATGATAGAGAGGCAAAAATATTAGTAACTGAAAAAGTAGCTAGTTTAGATTTAGATTTAGAAGAGGCGGCTTATAGAGAAGCTAGATACCTTGCTCCGTTTGTTCAAACAACTATTATGGTTAATGAAATGATAAGTTTGAACCATGAAAGTAAAGAAGGGAAAATAAAACTTTTTGAAAGAGGGGCAAATAGAAAAGATAGATATTCTTCATTAGGATATGCCGTATTCTTGAGTAATTTAATCGCACAAGAAGAAGGCTTTGGTGATGACGATGATGATATCTTATTTTTTGTATAACGAGGTGGTTATTATGCAGAATAAGAAAAGAATAATTTATGAAATATATTTTCCAGCATTCTGTAGGGACTTTCAAGATTTAACAAATAAAATACCATACTTTGTAGAATTAGGAGTTACCACTTTATGGTTAACTCCTATATTCCCAAGTCCAACAGAGCATGGATATGACATTATCAATCATTTTGACATTAAAAAAGAATATGGTAGTTTTAGAGATTTTGATAATTTTATTGAGAAAGCACATGAGAATGGGTTAGAAGTTTTATTAGACTTAGTATTATGTCACACAAGTTCAGAACATTTAATGTTTAAAGAATCTATTCAAGGTAAAAACGATTGTTACTTTTGGAGCAACTATAAATTAGATGACGCTTGGAAAATTTGTAATGAGAATAAACAGTATTATTTAGCCAAATGGTACTACACAATGCCTCAACTGAATAATCAATCAGCACAAGTCAGAACTTTAATAAAGGTATTAATAAAGTTTTGGTTGGTAGAGCATAAGGTAGACGGATTTAGACTTGATGCAATTAAATATGCTAGTGGTGACCCAATAGAGTTTTGGAAGTGGTTTTGCGATGAGGTATACAAAATAAAACCTGATGCTTATTTAGTTGGTGAATGTTGGGAAGAATTTGAAATAAGTAATAAATATGCTATAGAAACAGGAATGAAAACATTCAATTTTGAACAAGCTGGTTGGATGAAAAATAAAATATTACACAATAGTAGGTATGAAGTTAGAAATGATATAAATAATGCAGTTATTTTCCTAGACAATCATGATATGACTAGAATATCTGTTGATTGTAGTTTTAACGTAGATAAAATTAAAAATTTACTAAAATTAATGTTTATGTTTAATCACAACGATATATGTATATATTATGGAACTGAAATTGGAATGGGCGTTCCTAATGGCTATGTGCATTGTGGAGGTCATGGAGATTTTCACTCAAGAACAAAAATGAACTGGCATGAAGTAGAAAGACAGAGAAGAGACCCAAATAGTATATTTAATTATATCAAAAAGTTAATACATGAATATAAAAGTAAGGAGGAGCTGATGATTTAGATAATTTACAAGTATTAACATGGTTTGAAAATAGATGTAAAAAATAATATGGCGTAGAAAGAAAGATTAAATTCAATGTAAGGAGTTGATATATTTGAGCGAAGATGTAAAAAAAGAAAATATTGATTCTTATGATGCTTATGATTTTTCCGAAGACCTGTTGTACAGTTTAAAAACTTATAATTCACAAATTTCAACAATAAGAGACAATAGTGTAAGAGTTAAAAATAATATAAGAAAAATATTAAGTAATCAAACAAATAATCAATATACAGAAACAGAACTTCAAAAAATAGGAGATATGCTTACTAAAAAGAACGGTCAGTTAAAGGAATTAATTACCTATAAATCTAATTTACTTACTTATGACCACTATATAATGCCATTAGATGTTAGTAAGTATAAAACAGAAGAAAGTATAAAAGAAGCTAGAAGAAAAGCTTCAAAACAAGTAGAAAAATATAACCTAAAATATAACTGCAAATGGATTGCACAGGATATTATAGAATATGGGGAAATTTATTTGGCTTTAGTTAAGGGTAAGAATAATTATTTATTTTTTAAATTCCCTAGAGAAATGTGTATGATAACTCAAAAGACTGGTAATATGGTCTCTAAATTTGCTATAAATTTAGGATATTTAAATTCTACTAATTATTATACGTTCCCACAAGACATACAAAATTTATATTGGGATTATCAAGAGGGTAGATTGGATAAAAGAAGAATTATAAAAAATTCATGGTATCAAATGACAGAAGTTACTTATATGGCTTTTACATTAGATGAATGGCAAGAAAAAGGCACTCCGTATTATTCTTATTTATTTGATAGTTTGGCGTCACTAGAAGAATTATCAGATTTAGTTAATTTAAATGCTTATATAGATAGTTTTAGATTATTACATCAAAAACCTGAGCTTGACGATAGAGGTCAGTTAAAAATGGAAAGAAAGAAAATATTAAACTACCATAATTCATTAAAGAGTTTAGTCCCTTATGGTTATTGTACTTTAACTTCTCCTTTAGATTTAAAATTAATATCTAGTGATGGAAATAGTTCTAGTATACTTGATGCTAAAGAAAAAACCAAAACAACTATATATGATTCTAGTGGTGTAAATGACAACTTATTCAATGGTAATACAACCAATACAGAAGCAGTAAGTATAGGATTTACAATAGATACTTTAATGCCTTTAAGAATACAAAAGGAGATAGAAAACTGGGTTAATGACCATATGAGAAGCGTTAGAGCTACTTCAAATTGGTTCTTAGAATTTATACCTACTAATGAATATAATCAAGGATTAGAAGCAGAAAGACAAAGAAATGCTTTAACTGTTTATTCTCCTAAATGGAAATATTTAGGTACTATAGGACTAACTCCTTTAAGAGCATTAAGTACTATAGAATCGGAAGAATTAGAAGATATAGCATCTAAAATGTTACCATTATCAACTGCATATACTCAAGTTGGCAATGAAGTGGGTGGCAGACCTAGTAAAGCAGAAACAGGAGAATCTAATGCTGAAAATAGTAGTACAAATCCAAATGAATAGGTGAGAATATGGAAGAAAGGTATAAATTATATCAAGGCGATTGTTTAGACATTATAAACAATATTGAAGTGGTTGATTGTATTATAACTGATATCCCGTACAATATATCTAAGAAAAACAATTTTAAAACTATGAAAGATAGGACGGGTAGAAATGGTATAGATTTTGGAGAATGGGATAAAGGGTTTGAAGAAGAAAATTTAATACAATTTATCCCATTAATAAAATCGGGCGGTAGTTTTATATTATTTCATTCGTTTGAACAATTTGGTAAGTTGAAAGAAATATTTGAAAATAATGGTTTAATGCTTAAAGATAAATTAATATGGGAGAAAACAAATCCTATGCCTAGAAATAGGGATAGGAGATATATAAGTAATATTGAAATATTATCATGGTATGTTAAACCAAAAAATAAATGGACTTTTAATAGGCAAAATGGAAAATATGAAAGTAGCGTTTTAAAATATCCTTCTGAATCTGGAGGAGGATTTAGAAGATATCACCCAACTCAAAAAAATTTAAAAATGATAGAGTATTTAATTAAAATTCACACAAATGAAAATGATGTTGTATTAGACCCATTTATGGGAAGTGGCACTACTGGAGTAGCTTGTATGAATTTAAATAGAAGATTTATGGGGATTGAATTAGATGAAAGTTATTTTAATATAGCTAAAAATAGAATTGAAGAAGCATTAATAGACAAAGGTGATAAAGATGAGTGATTTTAAACTAACTCCTTGTTCTCTAGGAGAAATTAAAGACGATATACCATATAAAATTCCTTCCAATATAAAACTATTAGGAGCAGAATCATTTTGGGATAAAGGAATTTATGGTAAAGGTATAACTGTAGCTATATTAGATACAGGAGTAGATGCAGACCATGTATGTTTAAAAGACAGAATAATTGGTGGTAAAAACTTTACAAGCGAAGGCAAAGAAGATGATTTTACTGATTGGAATGGTCACGGAACTCATGTAGCAGGTATTATAGCAGGTAATAGAGCTGAAAAAGGAATTACTGGAGTTGCACCTGAATGTAATTTATTAATAGTAAAAGTTTTAGATAGAGTTGGTGACGGTGCATTTCCTAGTATAGTAAAAGGATTAGAATATGCTATTGAACAAAATGTAGATATTATAAACATGTCTTTAGGTGGTAAAGCAAATGACGATTCTTTACACGACACTATTAAAAAGGCAGTAGGCAAAGGTATATGTATTTGTTGTGCTAGTGGAAACAATGGAGACGGAAGTGCAGATACAGATGAGATTAATTTTCCCGGAAATTATCATGAAGTAATAGAAGTTGGAGCAGTGGATAGAGATAATAATATTGCAAAATTCAGTAATACAAATTCGGAAATAGATATTGTATCATATGGTGTCAATATAATGTCAACTTATAAGAATAATAGATATGCAACGACAAGTGGCACTTCTCAGGCTACTCCACACGTTTCAGGAGCGTTAGCATTGATTAAAGAAGATTTTGTTAAAACTTATGGCAGAAAGCCAACTGAAAGTGAATTGTGGGCAAGACTTGTCAAATGTACTAATTTCCTCAATGATATAGATACGAAGGCACAAGGAAACGGTGTTTTATACTTAGGAAATGGATGTGAATAATATGGGAAAATATATAATTGCAGATACAAGAGATAAAGCAGAAAAGTTAAAACGAATAGGTTTTGAATGTATCGCAATACAAGAAATAGGTAAGGAAACACATTATGTGTTTGAAAATTCAGATAAATATTTACTTTTTTCAAATGATGAAAAAAGCGAATATATAATAAGTGATGAACTATATATGTGTTTTTAATTCTTATAGAAAGGAGGAAATCCTTTGATAATTAGAATACCATGTTCTATGACTTTAGAAGAAAATTTCTTAAACTTTTCAGAAAACAATGAATCAAATCCAAGTGTTAAAATGCAAATCTTACATGAAGGAGTTAATCCAAAAGGAACAAGTTTTTCAAAAGAAGCAATAGAAGAGGCTAAGGCATCAATATATGATAAACCAATATTAGCATATGTTAAGTATGATGAAAATGGTGAACCTTTAGACTTTGGAGAACATGAAATGATACTTGTTCCAAAAGTTGTCAATGGTAAAAGAAGTTATGAGATTAAATATATAGAACAACCTATAGGAACTTTTTCTCAAAACTTTGACCTTTCTTACGAAAAAGGTGAAAACGGAAAAGAGTATCTTACTGCTACAGGTACTATATGGAACAGATATTGCAAAGATGCTTATAATCTTCTTAAAGAAGGAGATAAATCTGTAAGTATGGAAATCAATATACTCGAAAGCGAAAAAGATAAATATAGTGGAGTTTTAAATATATCTAAGTTTGAATTTTTAGGAGTTACTATATTAGGTGACGATTATGCTCCGGGAATAGATGGTGCTAATGCAACTCTTGAATTTACAAGAATAAAAACTGAAAAAGATTTAATTAATTTTTTAAATAATATAGAACAAAATGTGAAAGGAGACGAAAGTATGGATAACACTAACAAATATTCTCTTTCTAATAGAAGTATGGCGTTACAAATAAGAGAACAATTAAGTAATAGACTAATAGAAAAACAATACTCTTGGGGAGAAACATATCAAACTAGAGAGTTTTACTATGTAGATACTATACCCGATGATTCTGTAGTAGTAGTTCAAGGAAATGATGGCTATAAATATTATGGAGTTCCTTATTCTGTAAAAGAAGATACTCTTACTTTAGATTTTGATAATAAAAAAGAATATATAAGTGAGTGGAGAGAGAAAAAAGTTGATGAATCTGCTAATTTTGCCTTAGATGAAGAAGATGCTAAAGAAATGGCAGAACTTACTTTTAATGCAGAAGTGGAAAAGGTTGGTCAAGAAGCCAAAACAGTTGTCGACACTTTTAAAAATGATTTAGACGGTGTCAATAAAGAATTAGAAGAAACTAAAGAAGCATTAAAAAATGCTAATGAAACTGTATTCTCTTTAGGAGAAGAAGTTAAAGAATTAAAAGCTAAAGAGGCTCAAGCAGAACAAGAAAAACTTGTAGAAAAGGTTGAAGAAGTTCTAGCTAAATTCTCATTTGACGAAGAAGAAACTAAAGAAATGAAAGAACAATGTTTAAATGGAGAATTTAATGTAGAAGAATTAAGTAATAAATTATTTACATTATATGGTAAAAAAGCATTTGAAAATATGCAAAATAAACAACCTAAAGAACCAGAACAAGAGCCTAGTTTACACATGCCAACTAAGGGAGATACTCATATTCCTTATGGTGGTATATTTGAAAATTTATAAAATTAAAAGGAGTGAATAAGTGTGATAAGAACAGTTATGAGAGCAATAATGAGAAAAGATAGACAACCATATCCAAATCCTATAAATGGTATATGCGAACAAGTATTAGAAAATGGTATGGTAGTCGGTGTTAAAAGTTTTGCTGAAAATGGAGAAAGAGAACTTTACAAAGTTGGTCAATTCGCAGAAGGAGATTTAGCGGCTATAGTTGATTGTTCTGTTTTGATGTATGATAATCAAATGGACGAAAGAGACTTCCAACTATTAGCAGGTGAAAGAGGTAGATTTGAATATTTAGGACATGGTGATGTTTATACAATATCTAACGCTTTCTTACCAGAAGGATTAGTAGTAGGAGATAAATTAGCTCCTGATACTGGAAATTTAGGAAAATATGTTAAAGATGCCGATAATGGTATATTCTTAGTTAGAAGAGTAGGTATAGACTTTGAAGGACAACCTTCAACTATGATAGAAGTATGTTTACACGCATAAGAAAATAAATAAAAGAAAGGATGATTATAGTGGAAAAAAGAAGTCAAGTTGCTCAAATGGCAATAGATATATTAGACGGAAACCCTGATACATACGATTTAAATACTGCTGAAGACAAATTAAGAAAATTAGTATTAAACGAAATGGGTGGAACTTGGGATTATTATACTTTCCAAGATAACAAATATAAAGTATTCGCAATATTATCAGAAATATTAACTGAAAGTACTTCTCGTGTTTTAAGAGAGGTATTCGAACCATTCTGTGAATTCAGAGATTTTGAATTAGGAGATACTGTTGAATTTACAGTAGAAGACGATAGATTATTTGAAGTATCTGTAGTTGCAACAGATAATAACAACCTATTAAGACAAAAATTAATGAACAGAAAAGTTCCTATGACTGCTAGTGAATTAGGTGTAAAAATCTATGCTCCATTTACTGCTTGGTTAGCAGGAAGAATAGATTTAGCAAAATTAGTAGATAGAGTTCAAAAATCTACTCAACAAGATATGGTTAGAAGAATAGGTAACGCTTTTGTTAGTGCTTATGGTCAATGTCATGCTAACTTAGTTGAAAGTGGTACAGTAACTAGAGATGCTTTATCTTTATTATGTGCTAAAGTAGACGGTTTAGGATTAGGAGACCCAGTTATATATGGTACTAAAACTGCATTAGCTAAAATACCTGCATTAGAAGGATTCGTTTTAGATGGAGAAGATTTAAGAAACAATGGTTACTTAAAAATGTTCGAAGGTATGAAATGCGTAGAATTAAAAAATACATTCAATAAAGAAACTGGTAAATTTGGTTTAGGTGACGATGAACATTTATACATAGTTCCAAGTGGAATGACTAAACCTATAATGGTTGGTTTTGAAGGAAAAGCATTTGTACTAGAAGATAAATCTGGTGCTAGAAACGACAGAGAAATCGAATATCTATTCACTAGAAGAGTACATATAGGTGTTGTAAAAGCAGTTAACTTCGGTAGATATGATATAGCTTAGTAAATATAAATAGGGAGATGATAGTAAATGGCAACTAAAAAAGTAGAGGAAAAGGTTAATTTAGGGAAGGAAACAGTTGAAGAAACAAAGAAAGCAAGAAAAAGAACAAGAGCAGAAATGATAAGAGAATTAAAAAGAGAAGCATCTAAAATAGACATTGAAGTAATGAATTTAACCAATGGCTCATTTATTTATGAAAATGGTTATGATTCTATAAGAATGAATGAACCCGGAGAAACAGCCATAGTAGGATTAGATTTATTATTAAAAATGAAAAATTCTCCAACTATGAGAAAATTATTTTTATCAATAGTAGATATATATAGTGATGAATATGAATTAAAAGATGTGCTTGATATATTAGATTTAACTAAAATATATAACGACAAAGTTCTTACTTTGGATTACTTAGATGAGGTATTAGAAAATAGTACTGTTGATGAATTTGTGGGAATACTTGAAAACGAATCCCCTGAATTAGCTAAAAGATTATGCCAAAGAGCAGTTTATTTAGCTCACTTAAATGAATTTGATTCTATGGGTAAGCGTTCTGCAATCGAAAGCAAATTTAATAATGCTTATATATTTAAATCAAATTAGAAGGTGTTAATATGAGTACTCCAATAGAGAAGATATTTGTTGTTTTTTTAAACCAAGTTGAAGATGACGGACTGGCTTTAGCACCTGAAGAAATACAAATGAAAACAATGACCAGATATCTTCGTGGAGCGACTATAAAATTCGACACTTGTGAAAAGGATTTAACTATCGTTTCCGAAGATGATGGAGTTTCAGGTTATATTAAAGCTGATCTAACTGAAAGAGAAATAGAAATTCTTGCTTTGGGTATGGTATGTAGATGGCTACAAAGAATTGTAAATAGTGAAGATAATTTAAGGAATATTATTACAGACCACGATTTTAAGAAAACTTCAAATGCCAATTTATTAAAAAATTTAATGACATTGAAGAAACTTCACGAAGAGGATTTTCGAAAAATGAAAGTCGATTACACTTACGAAGGGCATTATGGTTTTGAGTAAGTTTTTAGATGAATACAAAACTTTTACTTTACGTGGTCAAAATAATAAAAGAGAAAAATTAAGGGCAACGGCTAAACTAACATTCGAAAAAATGCTATACAGGTCACCCACAGTAATAGATATACAAGTAACAGATGTCGATGAGGTGCTTATAACAGAAAATACAAAAACTGTTATGGCAGTAGTTAATAATATAACAGATAATGACCAAACATCATTAGATGAAAAAGAAATATATTTCCCTGTCGACACGAATGTCGATATAGGGTGCTATTGTTTCTTTGATAATTGTTATTGGTTAATTATATTTAAAGAGCATCATGAAATGGGTGCTTATTTACATTTTGTAGCTAGAAGATGTAATCAAATTATTAATTATGCCTATAATGGCATAGTATATCCTATCCCAGTTTCTATATTAAACCTAACAATGTATAGTGATGGTGTTAACCAAACTAGATATGTAGATATAGGAGATGCTAAAAGGCATATATTCATAGGCTCAAATCCAATTACAAGAACATTTGATACTGGAACAAGAGTAATGTTAACTAGAAAAACAGTATTTAGAGTTACACATATAAATGATTTTGAATTTAATGGTAGATATAGTGGTGCTGACGGGTTGATAAAAGCACTAACTCAACAAACGGTTCGCATTTTAGAAGACGATTGCGAAAATAAAATAGCCTACAATATAGTAGGAGAAAAAAAGGTTGAGGAAGATAATAACGTGATGGGATTAGATTACATTTATCTAGGCGAAGAAAATGAATACAATGTCGACACAGATAAAGAAATAGAATTTATACTAGATACAGATTATTCAAATACAAGTATTATAAGACAAGAAAATAATAAATGTACTATTAAACAATCATCTAATATTGAATCAATAGGTGATAACATTATGCTTATTGCTAGAGATAAGAAAACAAAAGAAACAATAGATATGTTTGTTATTACTGTGAGAGGTGTTTAAGATGATAGAACAATTTCCAAATAAATATTTGATTAAACTCTCAAATGAAATAATGTTAGATGATAAAATAAATAAATTGATATATTATAACAACGAAAAAGAAAGAGACATATATAAGCTTGAGGATTTAGAAAATCCAATTAAAAAACTTAAAGAGAAAAAAGTATTTATAAATAAAAAGGCTCCGGAAGTAATGAAGGAATCAGATGTTTCTTTATTTGTTAATATATATAGAGACTTTCCTTATACGGGAGTATATAGACAAAGCAATAAAATACAGCAATTTAAGTTTGAAGTTGGCGTATTATGTCATAAAGATTGTAGATTTACATTAAATGGTTTGAGAGATATTTTAATATATAAGGGAATAGAACAAATGCTTAGAGAAAATAAAAATTTAAAAGCTATTGGATTCCCAACATTAGAGCAAACTTACCCAATGTATAATATTCCGAGTGATTATATAGGATATATGTCCGTATATAGACTTGAATATTTTGAAGGTATGTAATGTATTTTACTAAAGAATATGTTACAGGTATCCCTTTAGACTTAAAAAAATATACATTGGGAATCATAAAACAACCAATCGTAGATTATTTTATGTATGATTATGATTTCATAGATTTTATAAAACCATATTATATGGGGTTGTCCTTATCGTATGATGAAGTATGTGAAGAAAGTAAACTTTTCTTCACTATTTTTTTGGAAATGATGAATAAATCAAAGAAGATATTAAATGACTTTTATAGAGGATTAACTTTATTATACGATACATCTCTTGAGGATATGGGATTTTTTCAAGACGAAGAAAAAAGGTATATTCTTAGAATAGACGAAAAAGGTAGTAGAAAAGAAAATAAAGACGGAATAGGAAATCCGATAGCATTTATTACTGATGAAAATTTTGTTATTCTTTGTAAAATAATTTTAGAAATGAGTCATTTTGAAGAACCCCAAAAGCCAACAGAGCTAAAGGGAGACCCTGAACTTGTTAAAAGATTTAAGCAAAAACAAAGAGAATATTATCAAAAAAGGAAAGTTGATAATAGTATTCTTTTTGAAAATGTTGTCAGAGAAGTTATGTATTTTAGGAATATTAATTCTTATGAAGAAATGAGAAATAAAACTATATGGTGGCTAAGAGATTGTTATTCTGTCGAGGCTTTAAGAAGCTCTGAACAGAAACAATGGCAAATGGCAAGTGGTGGAAAATATAGCCCTAAAAAAATAAAATCTTGGCAAAAAATAACTAAATTAAAAAAATAGAAAGGATGAATGATTATGGGATATGCGATAAAAAGTGCTTGTGACTTAACTTTAACAAATTTGGCTAATGCTGAAGACACTACTACTATAGATTTCCTTAATAGTTTTAATATAACTACTGAATCAGAAAACTTTGAAGCTTATAAAAGAGGGGACTTATGTATAACTATAGCAGGTCAAAGAAAAGGAACATTACAAATGGATGCCCAAGTTATAGACGACTTCTTCTTAGCTCAAATGCTTGGTGGAGAAATAACTGGGACTAAAATACAAGTTAAAGGTACTATACCAAGTAAATATTATAAAATGGAAGGTACATTTGAAGTTGTTAATGAAGATGGTAGTACAGAAATTAAATCAATAAAATTCAGTAAGGCAAAAGCACAGCCTAATGCTGACTTAACAATTTCAGCACAAGAAATATCAGACTTTAGTTTAACTTGGGACATATTAGTTGATGACCAAGACTTAATATTAGAAATAGACAAAAAAGTTGGGCAATAATTTATAGCGTCAGCAGATTAAGTTCTGTTGACGCATTTTTTTTTACCTATTTTTAGAAGGGAGAATAAACAAAATGAAAGTAAGCGATTTTAAATTAGAAAAAGTGAGAAAAGAGTTTGTAGTAGAAATTAACGGGGAATTAGAAAAAGTAACGGTTTATAATATATTAAATGAGGAAAGAGAAGAAATAAGATTACAATTAGAGGATATTATAGAAGGGAAAACTGAACATACTTTAGATGCAGAAGACATAGAAGATATATACAATATATTATTCCCTGTATGTACGAATATAGAAGTTGATGAAAATATTATAGGGGCGTTAAATAATCCTAATAAAGATATGATTTTAGTATTAAACGAAGTAAGAGAAATATTAGATGAAATATACCTAGAAGTATTATTGAACCAGTCTCAGCAATTAACCGAATTAGAAAAAGGATTAATATTGAAAAGAAATTTATTAAAGGGAGAAAAAATAGAACTTTTAACTAAAGATTGTGAAAAGTTAAAGAAAGAAATAGAGGAAATTAAAAAAGAAGGCGAACAAGATGGTATTTGATAATTTAGATCAGGTTGTCGCCCATATAGAAAGAATAGTTGCCGATGAGTTAGATAGCGTAGGAGAAAAAATGGAAGAAATCATGAACGAAGTCCTTATGCAAGAAACTGGATATGACAAGAGAATCCCAAATATGTACGAAAGAAGTGGAGATTTTAAAAATATAGTTACTTCTGAACAAGTTAGCCATATGGAAATAGATGGGGTATTCCAAGATAATGGTGGATGGGTAGATAAGCATGGGGCACATTATTTCCCATTGAACCGTTGGGAAGAAGGAACAGTTTGGGCTCCGGGTTATAGAGATGATAATCCTGTTTATTATCCGGCAACCAACGTAGTTGATAATTCAAAAACAGCTATAGACGTTATGATTCCTACGGAGTTAAAAGAAAGACTTTTAGCTAGGGGTCTTAGAGTAGTATAAAAAAATTAAATTACCACTTCGTATAGGTGGTAATTCTTATGCGTATTAAAGGTGGTGAATTTAATTGGCTGATGATATAAGAATTAGAGTCTATCCAACCGTTGATAAAGGACAGTCAGCATCAGAGTTATCAAAAGTTATAGCAGATTTAGAAAAAAATGCTAAGAAAATAAAGGTTGGAATAGATGACAAAGAATTACTTGCACAAATTGAAAAACTTAAAGAGCAAATAAATAGCTTGACTAAGGGTTCAAATACAAAAGGCAATTCTAAAATGTTTCAAGGCGAAGCAAAAAGTGCAAAAGAATTAGTCGCAGAATATAAAAAGTTAATATCTGAAAAAGATAAACTTGAAAAGAAAATGTCTAAACAAACATATCAAGGACAGGCTTATAAAGCTCTATCTAAAGATTTAACAAAAGTTAATAAAGACATTGAATCAGTTGGTAGTAAAATTGATGCTTTAAATAAAAAGAATATTAAATCAGATATTACATCTAGTTTGAATTCTTCATTTGAATCAACAATTAAAAAGGTAACTGAATTAGGAACTTCTATCGAAAATGCTTTAGGAAAACGTAAACTTGCAGGCAATCAGGTAGCGGATATTAAGACTTTACAAAATCAAGTTGAAAAGTTTAAACAAGAAGCGAATCTTGAGAATATACTGAAAGCAGATAAGCCATATGCCGAAATGTCTAAGTTAATCACTAAGGCAGATGAACTTTCTAGGTCTTTTAAGAAACTAGAGTTATCAGATAATCTAGCTAGAAGTATAAGAAAAGCAGAAGCCGATACAAGTATTCTTCAAAATAAAATTAAATCTCTATATACAAAAGGGTATGGAGATAACAATGCTATTGATAAATTATTTACTAGAGCAAAAGAATTAAGCAATATTAATATAAGAGTCAATGGCAAGACAGCAGAAGCAGATTTAATTAATCTTAATAATAAAATAAAAGATTTAGATACTGATTACAATAAATTGGTAGCAGATATGCAAAGAAATAAAAAAATGGATGTTTTCAAAATAAATGTATCTGCATCAATGAAACAATTAGAAGAATTAAGAACTAAATTTACAAGCTTAGGTAAAGACACATCTCAAATAGATTCTTTAAAAGCTAAATTAGAAGGATTAAATAAATTAACTTTTGCACAGGCACAAGAAGAATTTTCTAAAATAAAAACTCGAATAAGTGAAGTATCAGGAGAAATACCAAAGGCTACTTCTGCTATGAATCAATTTAATAAGTTGATGAATGAAAGAGCTTCTTTAGAAAAACAAATGTCTAAGACTACAAATAATCAATCTTATGCAGTTTTAAATAAGCAGTTAGATGAAAATTTAGTTAAGATTAGGAACGTATCTAAAGAGTTAGATGTATTAAAGAATAAGAATTTTGAACCAAATATAACTAAAAGTTTGGCAGCAACATTTAATCAATTACAAGATTCTGCAACTAAAACATCTCAAACTATAGACAATATGTTCAAAAATAAGAATCTAACAGAAGGGCAAATCTCTCAATTAGAAGCTTTAAGAAAAGAAATGGATAGGATTAAGGGTACGAAATTAGATAATATTCTAAACGTATCTAATTCTCATGAGATAATATCTACACTTTTATCTGACTTACAAAATGTAAAGAATCTAGCGAAAAGTATAGAGATAAATGGTAACTTTAATTTAAGACTTGAGACTGCATATAAAAAAGTAGCAGATATTGGGTCAAAGATTGCCGATTTAAAGAATAAAGGATTTACTGGTAGTCCTCAAATGGTCGCAGATATTGATAAGGTAGTAGCATCTTATGAAAAATTAAAAAATGTAAAAATAAATATTAGTTCTGATACTGCGGTTTCAGAGTTAATGGAACTTAATCGTTCAATAGAAAAGACAGAATCAGAAATTCAAAGATTAAATAGTGTTGCTAAAGCAAATAAGCAATCTTTTAAGATTGATGCGGGTATAAGTGAATCTTTAAATAGATTGGAAGAATACAAACGTGTTATACAAACACTAGGAGAGAATACTGCTCCTGTTCTTGCTTTAGAACAAAAATTATTAAATCTACTTGAATTACCTTATGATGAGGCATCTACAAGATTAAGCCAAGTAAATAAAGAAATCAATAAAATGATTCAAAATACAACTGGTATTAAATCTCAAACAGATGCTTTAAATGCCTTTAATAAGGCAATAACACAAAGAGATGCTTTGATTAAGCAACTTGGAAAAACTCCTGTTGGGACAGAAACTTTTAAAGCTTTAGAATCAGAACTAGGTGTTGTTGAAGGTAAAATAAATACTATAGCTAAATTGCTCCCTAATATAAAAATTACTGGAACTTCAACAGAAACAACTAAAGAATTTGCAAAATCTTTTGATAACGTACAAAAATCATTAACTAGTGCAGAAACTAAATTAAATGAATTTGGTAGTAAAACTAATCTTACAAAAGGACAACTGCAAGAATTACAAAGTTTAATGATTCAATTAGGAAATCTTAAATTAACTAAATTTGGAGATATTTTAAGCAGTTCAGTTCCTTATAATGAAATGACTAAATTAATACAAAGTACAAGAGAATTAGAAAATGCTTTATCTAATTTAGGCAAAAATATTAATTTTACAGGAAAACTTGATAGTCAGTTTAATACTGCTATTAGTAAATTTAAGACTTTACAGTCTCAAATGGACTCCTTTAAAGTTACTAAGATGTTCGGAGATACAACTCAATTAGATAGATTAATCCAAAAAGCAGATACATTATCTAAGACTAAAATAGATTTAGATTCAGAAGCAGCAGAAGCAGATATTCAAGATTTAATAAGATTAGCAAACGAATTAGAAAATGAATTTAAGCAAGTTAAAGAAGTTTCTAAAATTAATGAAGGTAATTTTAATTTAGAGACTGCTCTTAAAAATGCAAATGCAACATTAGACCAACTACAAAGAAAATATCAAGCTATGGGTAAAGATGTTACACCTATAACTAATTTAAGAAATCAATTAAATGGGTTAAATGGGGTCTCTTTAAAAGAAGCAGATGCTCAAATTAGAAGTGTTACAAGTGAAGCAAGGCTTTTAGACAAGGCACTTAGACAAACTTCAAATTCTTCTAAACAAATGTCTTCAGCAGTAGCTACTTCTGCAAAGAAAACAAGCTCATTTGTTACTAATTTATACTCTACATTATCTACTTATTCATTAGGTAATATTTTAGGTATGCAAATAACTAAAGGTATTTATGCAATAAAAGAAACCATTGTAGATTTAGATAGTGCTTTTAGAGATATGGAAAAAGTTGCTCCTGCTAGTTTTACAGGAACAAAAGAAGAGTTACAAGAAGTTAAGGAATTAGCGTTCCAAACAGGACAAGATGTTGCTAGAAGTTCTGTTGATATTATTAATTCAACTGCGTCAGCCTTCCAATTAGGTATAGACAATGTTAAACAAGCGATGGAATATGCAAAAGATGTAAATATGTATGCAAATGTCGCAGATGTTAATGAGGAAACAGCTGATAAATATTTAAAAACTATCGCATCAGCTTATGGTGGCGTAACAAAATCATTAGAACCTATGACTAAGAAGGTTAAGGGTGCTAGTGATTCTTATAATATGTTAACTGATTATATGGATCAGGCAAACTATGCGGGTGAATGTAAACTAATCGCCCAGTAATACAAGCGATTGTATTATTTTACTTTTTGAATTGACTGGGAAGCCCTAAGAGCTTTAATACTACAACGTAATTGGAAACGATAAGCGTGAATGTTTGAAAAATTTAAAGATTGGGCAATCAGCAGGTAAGATTCTAAAGTTTATTTTAAAATAATGTTAAATGCAATATATAACGGATATAATGGAAAAGAGGTGATTAAATGAGTAAAAGATTAACACAAGAATATATAGAAGAATATTTTAACAAATATGGTTATGAGGTTTTATGTTTGTATAAATCAAACAAACAAAAATTAAAACTTAAATGTCCCAATGGTCATATAACAGAAGCATTATCTTATGATTCTTTTAGAAGAGGTAATTGCAGATGTCCTGAATGTAAGCCAAGATTTAAATATTCTTTTGAAGATATAATTTTAGAATTTAGAAAAGAAGGATATCAAGTTGTATCTGATAAAGAATCTTATAAAAATTGTGGAACAAAATTAGAAACAATATGCCCAAACGGACATATGCATAAAACATCTTACCATCATTTTAAAGAAGGTAGGAGATGTCCAAAATGTAAAACTATTTTTAAAGGTGAAGAAAAAATTAAAGAATACTTAGATAAAAATAACATAAATTATATAGAGCAACATAGATTTAAAGATTGCAAATATAAAAATACTTTAGCTTTTGATTTTTATTTGCCTGATTATAATTGTTGTATTGAATATGACGGTAGACAACATTATTATATTAGTGAATATTTTGGTGGGCAAAATGGTTTTATAGATACAAAAATAAGAGATACGATTAAAAATATATATTGCGATAAAAATAACATTAGATTGGTTAGAATTCCTTATTGGGAATTTAATAATATAGAAGATATATTAGCCAAAGAAATAAACCAAGAATAAACTCCAACGACTATTCTCGGCAGAGAAGTACACTCAAGCGAGTGGAAGTGGAAAGCTCTTGTTCAAAACAAGATGAAGATATAGTCTCGGCTTCTAGTGAAAGCTAGAGAAGTTCATAAGAGAACTGTATGAGAAGTAGCGAACTCATATGAAGACAACCGAACAACTTTGCAGTCACTTCAGGTGACATAGGTGAAGCATTACAACGTTCTGCATCACAATTAAAAGCAAATGGTAATAGTATGAGTGAAGCCATTGGTATGATTGTTGGTGCTCAGGAAACAGTACAAGATGCTTCTAAATTAGGTAATGCATTAAAAACTATAGCAGTTAACATAGGTGGGGTTACTTATAATGCTAAAGAAGGAGAAGTAACTCTTAATAAAACAGCGAAAGCATTAAAAGAAGTAGCAGGAATAGAAACCGCTGACTTAGCAAAAGGAACTACAAGACCTTTATTTGATGTATTAAATGAATTACATGACAAATGGGATTCACTAAATGACGTTGAACAAAAAACAGTTACAGAAGCAATAGGTAGTAAATATCATGCCAATGTGTTACAAGCTATGCTAGATAACTGGGAAACAGTATTACAATATGTGCAAGAATATAATGATGGATTTACTGTTGATTCAGCTAAACAAGAAAATGCTCGTTATATAGACTCTCTTGAAGGGAAAATAGTAGCATTAAAAGACCAATTTAGAGATTTTATAACAACTGTAATATCAAGTGATATGACTAAAGGGTTAGTTACTGGCTTTGCAGAAGTTATGGAAATGGTAAATAAGGTTACTAAATCATTAGATAGCATGGGTATGGCTCTACCTGCAACAATAGGTACTGTTGCAAGTTTATTTAGAACATTAAAAGCATCTGCTAAAGGAGAACAAGTAACTCTATTTGGTAGTAGTTTTTATAATGACCTAAAGAAAGCACAAACCCAAACAAAAGTGGTAACAAACCAATTAAAAGATTCCTCTGGTACTGTAACAAGTATGATTTCTAAAAATTCAAATAAACTAGCTAGTAATATTCAAACAAGCAATATGAGAATTCAAAAATCATTGGGGAATTCTAATAAACAATTTAAAGTATACAGAAAAGATGCGACAGGAAATTTAAAACAAATAAGTAATACATATAGTAGTGCGACAATAGTTGCAGAACAAACTCAAAAGGGACTTGGTAAAACAGCAGGGTCAATGGTGTTAGCGGGTGCTAAATCTATGGCTGCGTCTGTAGGTATATCATTATTAAATGGGGCTATGATAACATTGGCAGCCACATTAATTGGTAATGTTATAGGAGCTATAGATAACTATATCCATAGAACAGAAGATATGTACCAAAACACTAAAGAGAATATAGATAAAACACAAAAAGAAATCGGAGATTTAAATACCAAAAAAAGTAACCTAAAAAGTATGGCTGATGATTTTGAAGAATTGTCAAGCAAAATGAATCTTACTAGCGAGGAAGCCGAAAAATTATCTCAATATAAACAACAATTAGCAGAGATGTTTCCTGAGCTAGTAACTGGCTATGACGAAAATGGCGACCCTTTATTAGCTTTAAGTGGTAGTGCCGATGAATTAATTGAAAAATTAGATATAGCAATTAAAAAGAAACAAGAATTGCTTAGATTAGAGGAAAAAGATGCTGCCAATGAAGCAAGTAAAATGGTTGGTAAATACAGACAAAACCAAAAAGAGAATGTAGAAGATAGTATAAATAAAAATGCTCTTACAAATCCTTTCTTTGATTATTCTGTATTTAGTAATGGATTAGCTGACTATGAAAAAGGATGTAAAAGATACGAACAGATTGCACAACGTACAGCTGATAAAATCGCTTCAATAAATAGTAGTAATATCGAAAAAAGTTCAAAATATTATTCATTAGAACAAGACCAACAAAAAGATGCTATGAATGAAATGAACAGAAATGCTCGTCAATATAAAAACTATGCTAATCTTGGAGATACTCAAAAAGGTAAATTAATAGAGTTAATGGGCATATATGACTGGTCAAATGAATTAGTTGCAGAGAACATCAATAAAAGAAATGAGTTTTTAGCAGGTTTTGATAAAGTAGCCGATTATGCAGTAGATAACTATGATAAAGTTGAAGAATGGAATAAAACACTTAATGCGGCTAATGATGCTTTCCAAGCAACAGGGAATATAGATGATTATAAAAAATCAATTTCCGGAGTAGCTGAAGAGCTTGAAAAATTAACTGGAATAGATTCTAGTGAATGGATTGAAAGTTTTATCCCTCAATTACAAGGAAATCTACAACAAGATATGATAGAGCTAAACGGATTCTTAAAGGGATTTGGTAAGAATCTTATGGATGTTAATTTAGGAGACGATGCTGCTCTTCAACTTCAAAAACAATTTGATGACTTAAAAGAGGTAACCAATGAACTAGCGGGTAGCGAGATTCCTATTGAAACAAAAATAGACCTAGTTACTAAAATAGGTAAAAACGATGACCCATTTGTTGATTTGCCACCTCAAATAAGAAATCTTATTCAAGGTATGACTGATGGTGGAGATAAAGTAACTACTACGGAATTAGAAGTAATAACAGCAATCTCTACGTCTTTTAAAAACACTGGTGGCATAGCAGATGATAAAAATCTTGAATTGATTAATAAGATGTTGAATGGGGAACTTACAGAGGCAGAATGTCAGGTAGGAATATCTCTTAAAGATGGAAATAAAATAAGCCCTGAGATAACTACAGCTATAAATAATGCTCAAAAAGACAAAGACAATCAAATAAAAGTAGACCTAGATAAAGATTATCTTAAAGAGCAACTTGAAAATATTAAATCTGAAATAAAGAAATATACTAAAGTAAGTGAAAATGAAAAAATATCAGACTTATTTACTAGCGGAACTATTGATACAAGTCAGTTAGAATATGTAAATAAATTACTTGAAAGTATGCCTTTTGGAGACAAGACTGTTGATTTAATTTGTGAATTAGGTGGGGCATTTAATACTGGAGAACTTACAGATTATCAAAGTATCATAGAATATTTATTAAACCATCCTAATATAGCAAATAAAGTTGGAGTTACAGTTGTAGGAGAGCAAACAGTAAATACTGTTAAAAATGAATTAGATAAATTCATGGAAACAGATGAAGAAAAGAAAATAGCAGTTAAAGTAGAGAATGGATTAGCGAAGGGCGATATAGTACAAGTAAGAGAGGCTTTAAACGAATTAGACGAGGAAAAAAGAGTTAAAGTCGTAAGTGATATAGTTGATGCTTTAGACGGATTAGATACTGTAGACGCTAGAGAAATAAAAGAAAAACTTGTAAAATTCTTTATAGAAAAAGATGAAGTAGATGAAAAAACATCAGAAATAGAAGGTAAACCAGCGCAAAAATCAGTAGTATTTAAGAGCGAAAATTTCGCAGAAACATTGGGTCAAACTATTGAACTAGATGAAAAAGGTAATCCTGTTATTAAGCCTTTAAAATTTACTACAGAGGGGTTTAGCACAACTGTTCAACAAACAGATACAGTTAGTAGTAAATCAAAACCTGAAAATAAAGCAGTAACAATCTCTACTAATGGATATACTATTACTGTTCAACAAGAAGATACTGTTAGCAACAAAGCTAAACCTGAAACTAAAAAAGTTACAATGGACGGTAAAAATGGGTTTACAGATACAGTAAACAAAGAAGATACTGTTACAAAAAAAGCTAAAGACGAAACTAAAAAAGTTACATTTATTGGTGCTATGTCAGACGGATTAAAGGGGATATTTGCTAAAATAGATAAGTTTATAGCAGGGGCAAGTATTCCTGTAAGATTTGGTAGTGTTGAAGGATTTAAGAATATTTCTGATACGCCTGTTGAAATAAACGCTCCAACTCCTCCTGTAACGGCTCAATCTGATGTAAGTATGAGTTCTATTGACGGAGCACCTCCAACGCCAACAGAAGGCACTGATGGGGTCTCTGCTACAGCATTTAAAGATTTTGGGGCAGTAGGTTCTAGTAAATCTACTAAAACAAAAATAGATATTACTTCTAAAAATTTACTTTATGCTTTAAAGAACGGCATTAATATGTTCCAAGAATTAGAGAATAGAATTTCTCGTTGTACTAACCAACTAGCTTTATTAGACAAAAAAATGGAACGTGCAACTGGAACAGAAAAAATAAAGAATTTAAAGAAACAAAATGAATTATACGAACAACAAGTTGGTTTACAAAAAGAATACTATGATTCATTAATGGACGAAAAGAAAATATTAAGAGAGCAGCTAAAGAAAAAAGGATTTACTTTTAATAATCAAGGAAATCTAACTAGCTATGAAGAAAAATTAGCTAAGATGCAAAAAGAATATGATAGATTAGAAAAAGCATATGATAAAGCTCAAAAATCAGAAAATGATTATAAAGGTAAAAGTGACAAAAAGAAAAAATCATATAGCAAAGCTACAGAAAAAGCAAAAGATAAATTAGATAAATATAAAGAAAAATTAGACGAAACAAAAGACCTTACAGAAGAATATATTAAAATCCAATATACAGATTTACCTAAAGCCGAACAAGAATGGCAAGATATGAAAAACTCTATTGAAGAAAATAAAGATGCGATTGAAAAACTTCTATTAGAGGACAGACTTTATAAATTTAAAAACGGTGTGACTGAATTGTCTAATGAATTTAAAGTGTTAGGTAATCAATTAGATTTATTAGATGCAAAATTAGAATATGCTACTGGTAAAGAAAAGGTTGATTTATACGGACAAGAAATTAAGCAAATCGAAAAACAAAGAGTCAATCTTCAAAAAACAATAGACCAATATAATGAAATGGTGGATGCTTATAAAGATAGTTTATCTTCATATGGATTTAAATTTGATGAGAATAATAATGTGACAAACCAAAAAGAAATCTTAGACAAGTATCAAAATACAGATGATTTAGAAAAAGTGACAGATTTACTTGAAGAATATATAAAACTTCAAACAGATGAATTACCTGATGCCATCGTTCAATGGGAAGAATTAGGAAATAAAATCAAAGATATTCAAAAAGAAAAATTAGATATAGCAAAGGATATGGAAGAAGAGATAACAAAAGTATATGAAGACGAAATAGACAAAAGAAAAGATGCAATAGAAAAAGAAAAAGATGCGAGAGTTAAGGCTTTAGAAGACCAGAAGAAAGCTTATCAAGATTATAGAAGTGAAGTTGATTATAAAGATGATTATAATGAACAATTAGATAAAGTTAATAAATTAAAAAATAAGATTTCTATACTTGAAAGAGATACTTCTTTGGCTTCGAGAAGTAAGTTGCAAGAAGCTTATGATGAATTAGCAGAAGAAGAAAAGGCGTTAAAAGACATCCAACAAGACAGATTAGATGAAAAAATCGAAGATATGTATGATAAGGAAATAGATAAAGCAGAAAAAGAATCAGAAGATAAAATAAAGGCACTTGAGAATTTATGGACACCTGAAAAAATAGCAGAAATGGTTACAAAGAATTTGTCTACTAATACTTTTACAGATTTAGATGGGAATGTTAAAAATCTACAAGATACACTTATAGAATTTGCAGAAACTTCAGGAGACGCATTAGGTATAATGGGAGATTCTATTAAAAATGATTTAATTAATAACTTACAAATTGCAACAGATGTATTAAAACAATATACGGATATATATAATTCTTTAGGCTTAAAACAATATGGAACAAATTATAAAGATATGTACGAGGGTAGCAAGTCTAATAACACGAATCTTCAATTAGGAGGCATACATATTAATATTCAAGGAAACCCAGATGAGGTTACAATTGATAAATTAACAAAAGCAATAGAAGAAGAATTTAAATATATTTCAAATAAATTATAGGAGCTTTAATTAGCTCCTATTTTTTTTTATTATAAGGAGTGATATAATGTTTATTTCAGATAAATTTATGTTTAACGGAGTGTCATGTGATGAATATAACGTTAGATTGGTATATTTTGAAAATAATATAGTTAATGATATGAAAATACCCTTTTCTGTATCTGTTAATTCAGATAGTAAAGATGGTATTTATCCGGTATATAAAGAAGAAACAAATATTCCTGATCAAATTATTTTAAATTTAGCTTATGTAGATGAAACGGGTAATTTAGCAACTTTTTCAAGTGAGATATTTAAAAGAATAAAAACGTGGTTAATTACAGATTCTTTTGCCCCTTTTATAACAGAAGATTATCCCGATTATGTTCTTTATCTAAAATGTGTAAAAATACAAGATAAATTAACTTTTGGAAATCAAGGGTTTTTAGAGGTTACGTTCCAACCATATACTCATTATTTCTATAAACAATTCGAAACAGTCATTCTTTTAAGCGGTGATAATGCGACAACTATAGAAAATATAAGTCGAGAAGTTTGTTATCCTATAATAACAGCTGAAACAACAGACGATATAATTAATACTATAGAAATCAATGATATGACTTTAAAGCTACAACTAAATGAACCTGTGTCTGTAGATAATAAAATGCTTACAGTCTTAAATGCTAATGGCGAAAATAGGTTATCTTATTGTAATAGAAAATGGATTAAATTATTACCCGGAAGTAATAATTTAAAATTATATGGTTATGGTAAGGTTAAAATAAAAGCAGAATTTCCAGTAATATTATAGGTGATGAATATGGGTATAATTTTAAAAGAAATGAAACAAGGATACACTGATTTACTACTGCACAAAACTAATAAAGAGATAATATGTGCTATGCCTATTGATTTTTTATCGAGTGTCACAAGAGGAATTAAAGATATTGATTCAATAACAATTATAGTTAATAAAATTATAGATAATAATAAAGAATATCCTTTTTATGACGAGTTTAAAATTGAAAGACTTATATCTTTAGATGGAGAATTTTTTATAATTAAAGAATGTACAGAGAATAAAGATGAAAAATCTAAGACAATTAAAGCATATGGATTCCAAAAAAAATTAGAGAAAAATAATATTGTTTTAACTAATATAGGAATAATGCTTAATAATTCAGACTACTCTGATGGGGATAATATAATTATTAATTTAAATGAATATATGTATCAAGAAACAGGGTGGAAATTTGGTCATATAGACGAAGAAGTTTTGTATTCAAATTACACAAAAGGTAGCACTTATTTAATGGATAAGGCAGGAAATTATATTTTAACAAAAAGTGCAGAATTAATAGAGATAAAACAACACTTTGAACCACGCATGAGATGGTTAGAAGATATAGATACTGATTGGTTTACTTTTATATCTGAAAATATATCAGAAGAATTTGAATGCGTTCCTGTATTTGATAATACAAAACAAGAGATTAATTTATATTACATAGATAATTTTGGAGACAACCTAGGATTAATATTATCTTATGATAATTATATTAAAAGTTTAGAAGTTACTGATAATTCTTCTGACATAGTCACAAGACTTACATTAATAGGGAACGAAGACAAATGTATAGTTAGTGATTATATCCCTACTGGGAAAAATTATATAGAAAATTATTCTTATTTTATTAAAAATAAAGAAATGAGTGATGAGCTAATTGCCGCATTACAAAAACATGATTCTATACTTTCTTCCACAAGTCTTCAATTAAGAGATTTAAGAACAGAAAGAAATGAAGTAGATAGTCAATTAACAGATTATAAAAATCAATGGTTTTTCTATATAGAATACAATAAACAATTAAAAGAAATAGAATCAAATTATAAAACCGCAGGCAATACAGAAAGAGCAATGGAAGTAGCTCTTCAATTAAACGAGGGCATGGATAAAGAAGCTGTTTATATGGCAAATACAATAAAATGTGAAAAAAGATTAGAAGAAATAAAAGAAGAGATAAAACAATTAGGACTTCAATGTAATAGAGAAAGTTGTGTAATAGATGGAAAAAGATTATTTAGCGATAAATTATTAGATGAATTAAAGAACTTTATATATCATGATACATATTCTAATGATGCATTTTATGATGCTCAAGAAATAATATCTTGTGGAAAAAGAGAACTTGAGATGAGATGTTGTCCTACAAGAGATATATCTATAGATATAGAAAGTTTTTTAGACAGACTTATAGATAATGAATTCAGACAACATTGGAACGGAGTTCTAGGGTTAGGAGATATAATTGCAATATATGACAGAGACAAAGAATTAGAGGAATGGTTTTATTTAGTTGGATATGATTATTCTTTGAAAGAAGGAACATTACAAATTAGGTTATCTAATAAAAAATTAGAAAGTAATACTAAAAAAGTTATTTTAGATGTATTGAAGAATGCAAAACAAAATAATAAACAAATGTTAAAAAATAGAAGATTATGGACTCTATTAAAAGAAAATAAAATTAACATTGACGAATAGGACGGTGAGTATATGGCTTGTTTATCTAATACTCCTTCCTTTACTTATGTAAGTGTTCAAAACATGGTAATAGGAT